TCAGTGCCTCAACTCTTGTCTTGGCTTGCTTTTCATCGAGTAATTGACCAAAAGATGCGCTGGGCATTGCAAGAACAGTACGATCTCAAAGCATCAGTTGATGAACATTCAGACCAATGAGGCTCCCGACGGCTATCCCGAGCGTCTTCAGCATGCGAAGCATGGCTTTCATCTCGGTCAACGTCTCTTCCACCAAAATGAGGCGTTGTTCAAGGTTGTCAAGCCGTCGGTCTTGAAGTTCGTCCGCCGCAATCCATCCGTCACTCATCGCGATTCACCAAATTGTAAGCGGCAATTCCAAAGTCAATGCCCAGAGCGACGGCAAAAATGACATCTCCAAACGGTAGAGGACCATCGGCAAGAATTAGTGGAGCTGCAACTTTGCTAAATCTCAGTCCTTTACGAGTGGCCTCAAACGCGTCCAGAGCAAAATCGACCACATGGTCGCCGGGGAACTCTCCTTTCAACTTGGTAATCTGTGTTCTGTCTGCCTTCGATATATCTGAAGCCTCACTTAATGATTGAAACGCTTCACCGTAAAGTGTGGCTATCCGACCATCCACCCAAGTTTCACGATAACTTTCCATCGTGAACATCAATTGTTCACTGTAATTCTCTCCCGGAAGTAGCATGATGGTGCCTCCATCATGACTTCATTAGGATGTTAGAGTAATAAGTGGCGGTTTCAGTGGCAGTCAACGGCCTTTGAGTTCCTACAATGTTATACTGAAGAGCAGGGATCTGCAGTGAGAGCTGCATTTGTAGATGGTCCAGTTCATCAGCAATGCTGTCAACGCCTGCTTGACCTCCATCAGCAACAATGGCTTGACTTGTACGGTTGGCGGGATAAACGCTCCATGCGCGTATTACAGTAAGCCCGGGGCCTACCAACAAATCAGGATAACCGCCAATCGTCCTACTTGTCATGCGGAAGTTTCCAACCCATCGCGTACTAGCCTGAGTAGGATCGCCAGTCGGACCGGCCATTGAACCCATTTGGTCGGGAGAAAGGAAGTTCTGTGAAGGGTCTTGGACATATTGGCGAACTTCACGGTATAGGACTTCAAAGGGCAAACCGCCTTGAGAGTCCGTACCAGTTGGGTCTTTCAATGGCATAAAGCCAGCCCGGGAAGCACCATCAACTAGGAAGCCGCCCAAGTCTTCAAGGTCAAAATCGCCGAGAAGTACGAGGAAGGTTTCTTCGATATTACCGGGAGAGATGTTGTAGGATACGGCTGGATAAGGTAGTTCATACTGGCGTTGAACATTGATGACCACATCATCCATACATGCCTTCTCTTCGAGGAGGTCCCTGAGGTCAATGTAATCGTATGTCATGAAGTTGATTGCACCAACTTCTAGCGGTTGTCCGTTGGCATGAAGATAGAACTGATCGTTGTGACGCTTGACTCCCATGTATGCGCCCGGGTTCTCATTGAAGGCAACACTAGGCGTGACGGGGGTGGTGATGGTTGGAGGCAATACTCCAGTGGTGTAATCAATGGCCCCAAATTGGCCTTGAATCATACGCGGTACGCCCATTACTTTCTCCTCCGACTATGTGCTCTCCATTCCTTGCCTATCCGAGCCATGACGACGGTGGCGTCAAGAGTACGGTTTTTTCCTCGACCAGAATACGCTCCTCGCAATCCGGTCTTATTGCGTTTGACATAATTGAAGCCGCGCTTGACATACGCGGTGTATGTCTCACGAGGTTTCGGCTTTGGAAATGCCACTTAACCGCCTCAGTTCGATAGAGAGTTGGTCAAAGCAAGGGACATGTAGTCGCTGGCGGAGAGTTTGGCAATCTTTCCAGTAATGCGGACATAGAGATTCACATCGGCGTTACTAGTCAAGCGATCTGCTCGAACTTGTAGTTGACCACCCGGGACATAGCGAATCTCTTTCACATCGCCTAGTGAGAGGGATTCCTCGAAGGCAGAAGTGAGCATGTCTTGAAAGGTCAAGTAGATGGAGTCGTATGAAGCATGGGAGATGAATCCGCCAGAGAGGTCTTCAAGTGCCACTTGAGAAATGAAGAGGGATGCCTCGGGAGCTGCAGTACTAGGGTCAATACCAACACTGATGGATTCAATTCCAAAAGCTTCCATCTCAGCAACGTTGACGAACGTATTGAGGTCGATAGTTTTTACATTCCCAGCAGCGTTTGCGATGATAGTCTCAAACACTTCAAAATCTCGGGTCTTAGCGGATGCCATGTACCTCTCATGAATGGGTTGGTCTATAAATATTATGTGTTCGTACAATCAGTGCAGGCCGTTGCACATAGGATAAGAATAGCACGCAGTGCGCCGTTCCATACGGTCGTTCGTATTCACGACGCAATCATTATGAATGAATACCCGTTCGGAGTTGCATGGACGCACGCAGATTCGACCGAAACGCCGACAAACTAGCCCAAGTTTTGTGGCATGTGAACAAAATTGACACCAAAGGCAACGCTTTGGCAGAAATGAAGAAAGGGATTCTTCTCCATGTGCTTGAGGACGCCCTTGAACTTAACGATGACCTGGGCAACATGGCCGAAAAGGGGTTGATTTGAATGTCAATGTGGGCTTGGTATCAACCAATGTGGGACAAAATGAAGAAACATTTGCTAGAATGTCATCAAGATCAGTGGCAATACAATGACGATGAGCTTAGAATGTTCGAGGAAGAATTTGTTTATGGTGAATTCAAGAACGAGGACGCCCATACGTGTTCATGTCCCTGGGCAGATTGCGATTGGAAATTGGAATTTACCACATTCGTACGTGCAGAGGTGAAAAAATGAACCGTAAGTTGCGAAAACTGCAAAAGAAAATCCGTCGTTTGCAATGGTGGGAAAAGACTACCCTCATGGACTGGATGAATGAGTGGTACGCGGACAGAAAACAACAGTGGAGGGAAGAAGAATGACTTGTGATGATTGCGGTGTTTGTACTCGATGTCATCTTTTGTATGATGAAGATTGCTTGAAGGAGGAAGAAGAATGAGAAAAAGAACAGGAAAGAAGTATGTGCCTATCACGATTAGTCTTGAAAATCAAATGATTAACGAGCTTGAGATGGAATTGAAGCCAAAAGAATCCCGTTCTGCGTGGATTGCGGACGCAATCTCTGCAAAATTGGCAAGTGAGGAAGATCTAGAGAACGCCTCAGTGCCTCAACTCTTGTCTTGGCTTGCTTTTCATCGAGTAATTGACCAAAAGATGCGCTGGGCATTGCAAGAACAGTACGATCTCAAAGCATCAGTTGATGAACATTCAGACCAATGAGGC